AAATTCTGGGGGAAATTCATTGATAAATCCAATAACATTTTCACGAATTGGATTTGGTGTTTTTAGGAAGACAAACTTCATCTTGTCGCCATTATTAAGTGGTGTATATTTCTTATCGAGATGTTTAGTTTCAATCAGGTAATTATGAAGAATTGATGCACGAACATGAATCGGTGTTGCTTTTTTATAAAGTGTAGTATGGTCTTTGAATTTATCGATATTATTGACTGTTCGTGGTGCGGCAATATCTTCGACTGGTAGTCGATTGAATTCATTTCTTTTTACTTCAATGAATTCAATCAGGTCATCTTCTGTTTTATTCATAATGAGTTTAAGTGCATCTTCGATATACTTTCTGACCACCTTTGGTGTGGATGAACGTACACACTCAATACCCATAATTTTTAGTTTGGGTTCTTTATATCGAACACCTTCACTATCCCACACATTCATGATGTAACGTTTCTTGGCTGTCCAGATAGCTTTGTCTGCAATACACTCACGTTTTTGATTGAGAGTGTTTTCATAACAGTTGAGATATTCAGCCAATTCCTTGTGACAAGATTCGATATATGGACTCAGTTTCTCCTCACAGAATCTATCCATGATATCAACCATCTTTTCCGCCGGAGGAATTTCATTACCAAATACTTTCTTGAAAATTGGTTCAAGGTTCAGATAATTTGAATCAGTATCAACCGCAATTACATAGTCTTCATTCTCAGTTCCACAAATTTTGTTTAGGTAATCATTAAATTTTTTCTCAGCCCACTTAATTACTACTTGGCCGGTGGTTGTCACCGCCTCAGCATTTGCCAGTTTATAATGACGGAAATAAGCATTACCAAGTGCACCATATAGACTGTTAGCACAAACCTTACGTACCTTTTGCCAGTTATCCCATTTAGTTACTTCTTTCTTTAGTTCTGGTGTTGGATTTTTCTCGTAACGTTTCTTGCATTCCAACATTTTATTTTTATATTCTTTTCGTTCTTTGAATACTTTAGTAACGAGATATGGCATCATTCCATAAACGTCTTTTCGATAAAGAGCACCGTTAGCAGCAACTGCAAAGTCTTTGTACTCAGACATATCAACTTCTTTGTTGACTAACTTATGGATGTTGACAGATGGATGTCTTTTATCCATGAGAGTTTCTGGAGAAATGTTGAGCATTCGAATGATACTCGGATATAGTGCTGTCATGTCATAAGACACCACATATTTGTAAGACCCAGGAGTAGGTTCTTTTACATAAGCACCATCAAACTTTTCTGCCTTATCTTCTCGTGTGAGAAGAGGAACTACTTTCTTTTGATTCAGAAGATGATTATATACAATAATATCCCATAGTCGAACCTGATACTGGCAGTCATCATAACAAGCATGACTGTCGTATGCCATCAAATAAATGAGATTAAGTAGTGCTAGTTCATCTTCAAGTCTATCAACTAGTTCAACGTCACGAATGTTGTAGTCTACAAACCTATCGGGGTCATTATCGATAAATTGTTGAAAAGTATCATATGGGTTATCAAGTTTACCGACACCAAGAATTACGTTTGCGACGTAATCTAGACGATAACTTTCGTGTCGTTCGGCATTAAATACAGGAGAACGAAAAATTTCAAGATAATCAAGAACGTTGATTCCTGTGAGATTGTATTCAATAAATTCTTGACCAAATTTATTATGTGAAGTTGACCTAGATACACGTTTCCAAGGAGAAAGTTTTTTCATCTCTTTCTCACCAAGTACTCGTTCAATTCGAGCACAAAGATATGGAATGTCAAATTGAATTAGGTTCCACCCAGTCACAACGTCTGGATAGAACTCACTCCACCAAGAAATAAAACTACTTAGAAGTTGATATTCATTCTTACAATGAATGTAATTTACATTTTCCTGAGAAGGAGTATAATCATGCCATCCAAAAGAAATAATTTGTTTAGTATTATAGTTTTGAAGAGTAATTAGAATTACTTCTTCCTCTGGATTATCTACTCGTGGAAATCCATACTTTGCGGTCGTTTCGATGTCAAGCGTCCATTGACTAATTTTGGTTACATCATACTTAATTTCACCGGGATATGCTTCTGCAATGTACTGATGTTTCCAACGGTCAAAACCGTAAATATCAATTCCTTCTACGTTTTTATACTTTTCGATAAATTCTTTTGTTTCGGAAATACTTCCGGGTTGAATGGAATTTACATAATCACCCGTGAGTGTAGTCCATTCGGTTTCTTTCTTCGAGGAGACAAATACGGTAGGATTGAATTTAACCTTTTCCTGAAATCTTCCTTTGGATGTATCCCATCCACGAACAAAGATAATATCTCCACCTGGGTGTTCTACACTAGTATAAAATCGCATTTGTTTCTCCTAAAAAAATCTGGTCATAGACCCGATAAATTCATCATAACATAAAAAAGTACCCCCGTCAAGGGGGTACTTCTTATTCTTCTTCTATGTATGAAACATTATCTTCCCAGTAATCGTCGGTTAAAACATCATCTCTAATGATAGGAGTTAAAATTGTTCTGTCATTAGATGTTTCTCTTTTCTGAAGTTTATCTCCGACTTTACTCAAGTAAATTTGAAGAATTTTTGGATTTGGATTTTCTACCGTAGTTAAAATGTTTTCACGGTATATTACACATGAACCATCACTTGAATATCTTGGAAATTCAGTCAATTGAACTTTATCTTTTCCAGTAATTAGATATGAATTATATAAAACAAATCTACCAGAATCATAGTCTTCATCATACTGACAAATAATATGTTCGTTATTTGTCAGTACAATAATAATTATATCTTTCACTCTTCTTCACCGGATTCTTCATCAGCCTGTAGTTCAAGTTCAACTTCTTCTACTTCGGATGTTTCTGGCTTAGTTTCATTCACATAAGTTTCTTCAAGAGAAGGATGAGGGTCACCAAAAGTAAGAACGTCTTCAATTCGTACTTCATATGCTGGATTTACTGCAGCAAGTACAAATGGAACTAGTCGAACCTTAACTTCACCTTCTTCTTCATAATAAAGAATTACACGAGGCTCATTCAGAAGATATCCAACACGTTCTCCGTTATCTTCTCGACTAATAACAGATACTTCGGAGATAACTTGTTGGCCGTTTTGAAAAACTACAATCTTATTCATTAGAACATCCATTAAAAAACTCAATAAATCAATTATACTCTAGAAAAGAGAGACTGGCAATCTCTCTTCTTTTCTATTTACACAAATTAGTAAATTGTAATTTCACGTGGTTTCTTTTCTTCTGGGACATTTAATTCTACTGTTAGTAATCCATTTTCAAAAGAAACTTTACCAATCTCTCTCCCAGAGATGTTATAAGATTTTTTAATATCTTTAATTTCAATTTCTTTTCTTAAAAATTTTCCAGCTGGTTGTTCTGATTCATTTACATTCAAGAATAGAACTCCATTTGATACAGATAGTTTAATATTTTCTTTCCTATAACCAGCTAGTGCAATTTGAATCAGATATGTATTATTTTCCGTTTCAATAACATTTACAGGGGGATAACTATATGAATCATTTGATTTCATAAACTGATTAAAAATATCATTCATTAGTTTATCTGTACTAGTAATGGTAGTATTGTACTGATAATTCATCATAATTAATTTCCTTGAAAATTTAAAATTTAATTACTTATTATTTTATATCAAAAAGGGTAGTTTTACACTACCCCCTTAAGTAGGGATTTCCCTACTTCTTATAATTTCCAATTGTATATTTACTAACTAATTGATACTGTTCCTTATCCTTGAAGGAAATTACTTTCACGTGACTCATAGGACACATGTCTTCTATTTCGGTAGGATTTACAACTTCAACTAATCCCCAGTCTGATAGTAACTTGATGATTCTGTTTCTACGTTGAAAATCTGACTTCGAAATAGTTTTACGTTTTCCGTCTAGTGCAAATAGTTCAAGGAAATGAACTATGAAGTAGGTTCCCTGTTTATGGAGAATGTGACAAGATTGAAACAATTTATTTTCATTTCTTGAACAAACACCAATTCTAGTTAAAGTTTCTCTTACCTTTAGAAAATTATCTGGATTTGAGAGTTTAACTTCTACCATTAATTCAGGAGACCATTCAATATTGTTTTCCATTATTAATTAACCATAATAATTGTGAATTGTGTATTTATTTATGGTTATTTTTGTATACCACCGGTATCAAAACTATTTTCGATGAATGTCAACTGTTCTTTTGTAAGAATTCGTTTTACTTGTTTCGCCTTTTCTTTTGAATATCCATAGAATTTAGCAATATTCTCGATGTCTTGATTCTTTTCAGCTTTCAGCCATTTATCAAATCGATTCCGTTGACGAACACCGTAATAATAAAAATCAAACTGCATCTGTTTATCGAGATGTGGTCTACAATTCATCTCGTTTGCAAGTAGAACTGTATCCTGAAATGCACTTAGAGTATGATTGGTAATGTAGGGTTCATAACCATCAATTGTTTCAGGAACATCCCTTTTATTATTAATAGACTTGATATAGTCGAAAGGAGAAGTCATCTAATTACGTCCTTGATTGATGAAGGGTTGTCCCAAAGTTCTAGTTCAGTCCGTAGTTCACCAGATTGAACTAATGAAATATATCTCTTCGAAGATTTATTCTTCCACCATTTTACTATATTTTCCAGATAAAACTTATCATAGTTGATTTCATTTTTTACTGGTGTTGCATTATTCAGAACAACATCTCCAACATTTGAGTAACCTAAGTTGGAAGCATAATATCTTTTCTTTTCGGTTAGAGATGCACCATGTTTAATAGAATCATCAAACTTCTTTAGTTGGTCTACCAATCCATGAGACTTAAGTGAATTACGAATGATAGACTTCATCTTGTTTTGACAACGCATCTTACGAGAGGTTGTCGGTGATTTTGGATTATTTGGTCTAGGTGTAATCATGGGAACTAAAAGTTCTCCATTATTTCTATCAGCAAACCATTGGTCTAAAATTCTAAATTGAGTATCATGAAGATTGGGACAGAAATCACTGACAGTATCTCCACCGTACCTTAGATATGGTTTTAGTCCGTCATACATTGACATTCCTTTAGTGGAACCATAAAGAGAAGTTGTTTCGAATGCAACAATATTTGTGTCGGGGTATTTTCTTTTAATGATTTCACGAACCTCAATCGAGGTACATATCAGAGCAATAAGTTTTCCACCCAGATAGTTATATCCAAATGGTTGTGTAGGAACAATTACGTTTCCCATAATAAAGTGTTTATTCACGGAATGCATGTTTGGAATTCCACCAATCCAATCGTGTCTTGGTTTAATGGAAATAATAGGTGATGCAAGATGAATAAATCCAAGAATTGAGTTGGTATTCTTTTCTACAATTACTAGTTGTACTCTCTTGCCAGGAATACTTTTCTCATTCGCGTGTGAACTTACTAGGTCTAGATAAGAACTGAATTGTTCTGGAGAATAATGAATTCCAACCTCACGGACCTCAACATCAAAATCATTTGGATTCATGTCCCAATGTTGAAAAAAGTCATCTGACGGATGAAATAGTGAACCAAAACCATATGACTTTGAATCACGATTTTGTTTCAGAAATGTCTGATAATCAACAATGGAGTTAAATTGATTGAAGTAATCGATGAATATTTGGGAGGAATAAAGACTATCTTCTACACTGAGTAACATACTATTTCCACTCCATACTCATCATAATTTCTACAGTAAATGCCAATAGATTTACTTCGGGGTCTACTGCCATAGTAGACTTTTGCATATAATCAGCAACAATCAGAACTCCCTGTGGAATCGAATGA